TTGACTAAAGTCGGCTATTTAAGCCATCAGTAAAAAATTCTTTTCTCAGATGTGTTCGGTTTTACGATTTGAACAGGTTATCTATATATGTAATATATTTATTACGGAGTCCCTCCGTCTAAGGACTCCGGTCCTCCTAATATAATTAATATATAATATATATATATATATATGGGGGAGATCTGTCTTTATAACCCCCTAGGGGATGGAACAATACTGCCCCTAAACTGACAGGAGTATAATGGCAGAGAATTCTGCTACGATTGCTAAGCGCATTATCATCCAATGCGTAGCTGACGGCATGACTGTCGACGAAGCCGTAAAGACAGCAGGCAAGTCGTACAAGACATACGAGTACTACAGACGAACCGACAAAGCGTTCGCTGACAAGATGGATAGAACCAGGCAAGGCCTGAGGGATAAAGTATTTACCGGGGGCGAAGTAGCCGAGTTAGACTTCTTCACCTTTCGAGAGCGATACTTACATAGTAAGACCTTCGCCCATCAGCGCAATCTGATAGATGTGATTGAGGGCAGGGAGCCAAGGTGGCTACATCCGGCCATGAAGTACGAGCCTAACCAGGCCAACCGTATCCTGCTGAACGTCCCGCCAAACCACGCCAAGTCAATGACAATTACTATTGACTACGCCACCTGGATGATCTGTAACAACCCTAACTTCCGCATCCTGATAGTTTCCCAGACACAACGCCTAGCGGCAGATTTCTTGTACGCTATCAAACAGCGACTGACGCACCCGATGTACGAAGACCTACAAGCCGCCTACGCGGCCGGGGTTGGTTTTAACTCTAAGTCTGCTACTTGGACCGCTACCCGTGTGGTCTTTGGTAACGAGTTGCGGGAAACTTCTGAGAAAGACCCTAACCTAGAAGCTGTGGGTATTGGGGGTCAGATTTACGGTAAACGTGCGGACATGATTATTGTCGACGATGCTGTCACTTTGGCTAACGCCAACGACTTTGAGCGCCAGATTAAGTGGCTGAACCAGGACGTGCGTTCCCGTCTTAACCCGACGGGCAAATTGATTATTATTGGTACCCGTGTAGCACCCGTAGATCTCTACAAGGAGCTACTCAATACAGACAGGTACCCAGGCGGTATCACCCCTTGGACATACTTGGCTATGCCAGCTTTGTTAGAGGTCAACGACAACCCAGACAAATGGGTTACGCTGTGGCCGGAATCAGACCAACCATTTGACGGACAACCTGCCGAACAGCAGAATCCTGAAACGGGCCTATGGCTTAGGTGGTCAGGTAGGAATCTTTATAATGAGCGCCAACAGATGGATACCTCCACCTGGGCGCTTATTTACCAGCAGCAGGATATATCCGAAGACGCTATCTTCGATCCTGTCTGCGTGCGTGGGTCGATTGACGGCATGCGTAAATACGGCAAGCTGGTTCCCCACGCCCCGGGCCACCCAACAGACCTCAATGGAATAATTGTTGTCTGTGGACTTGACCCCGCCATCGTGGGGGACACAGCTGCAGTAGCATATGCGATACATCCGGGGACGCATAAACGTTATGTCTTGGATGCAATAAAGATGACGAAGCCATCTCCGCAACAGATTAGAGATCTAATTACCGGATGGACTGACCACTATCGACCTATCGAGTGGGTCATTGAGAAAAACGCTTTTCAACAGTTTCTCACACAAGATGAGAACATCCGACAATACCTTGCTGGCCGGGGTACATACCTACGTGAACACCACACCGGAACCAACAAGTGGGATGTCGGGTTTGGTGTTGCATCTATGGCTTCCTTGTTTGGAACACGCCAAGCAGATGGCAAGCACCACCGCGACAACTTAATACACCTACCTAGCGATCAAAGTGAAAACATTAAATCTCTTATTGAACAGCTAGTAACCTGGGAGCCCAATACTAAAAGTAAGACCGACATGGTAATGGCGCTTTGGTTTTGTGAGATCAAAGCACGAGAGATCCTTACCCGAGGACAATATGGTAAGACTCACCTTGCTAATCCATTCTTAAGTAGATTTGAAAAAAGTAAACGCATTGTTGTTAACATTGATGAACTACTGGAAGAAAAAGACAGGATATTTTTATAATGGTTGCACCTAAGAACCCAATGAATAAAAAGGGCCGTGCTGCTGCAGGCAAAAAAGTAACAGCCGAAAAGACTGCTAAACTTGCAGCCGAACGTGCCGCAACCAAGAAGGCTGTTGTAGAAGCAGCCCAACTAGCCCTTCCCCTTCCTGGCCCAGCAAAACTTAGAGCAGCGGGCAGGGCGATCAAGGCTGTAGCCAAGGGAAAAAAGGTTCGAAAGCCAACACCGCCCGGGGTAGCCAAACATTATGCAGACCAAGCGCGGGCAATATTAGCAGAGCCAAATCCAGCAAAAAGAAAAAGAATGTCTAGAAATATAAAACCGTTTGTTCCTACTATTCCTAAATTAAACAAGACAAGAAAGAAAAAGAAGGGTAACTAATATGCCAAAAGTAAACGGAAAGAAATATCCATACACTAAAGCAGGAATAAAGGCAGCCAAAAAAGCAGCAAAGAAAAAGAAGGGTAAGTAAAATGCCACAACCAAAAAAGGGCGTAGCTGATTTCATTGCAAAGAAAGTAGCAAAGGGAGCCAGTAAGCGTTTAGAAAAGTCAGCAACTAAAGCTATGAATAAATCAGCAAAAAAAGAAGCCGGCAAAACTCTTAAGAAAGCTGGCAAAGCTGGCAGTCCACTAACTTCAAAAGTTACTGTTGGACCCAAGACTCGCAAGAAAATGGCTGAAGGAAAATTTGGTTCCAAAGTAAAACAAGGCCCAGCATCCAAACAGAAAAGCAGCTCAACTGGAAACGTAAAGGTTAAGAATCAAACTGAACGAGATCCATTTGCCTTTTTTAATAATCCTGAGAAACGAAAAGCAGCCCAAAAAGCTGCTGAAGCTCGTCGCAAAAAAACTCGCGCTAGCGGTCCAGACGAATTTTATGCGGTGAAATAATATGCCAGAAGTAAACGGAAAAAAATTTCCATACACTGCCGCTGGCAAGAAAGCAGCCAAGAAGGCAGCTAAAAAAGAATCTGGCAAACCAGCTCCAATGCCAAAGAAGCCAACGCTTAATGATTATTTAAAACGTAACATGAGGCCACCAACTAAGGGCAAGAAAGCCCCACCAGATTATGATGTGATTACTCCTGACATGGGCTACACTAAACCCACCAAGAAGAATCTTCCAAAGAAGATTAAAAAGAAGTAAGGAAATTCATTGCTTACAGCAAAAGAAATCGCAGCTAAAGTAGCGCGTTTAACCACGCGTTATGCTGCCCGCGACCAACGTATGCGAGATGTACTCTCCGTACGTCAAGGTGACATCAGTAAAGTTTACCCTGCTATGTTCTCAGAGGAATACCCGAAGCCTCTAGTCGCAAACTTTATTGATGTTGCCGCACGCGATCTTGCTGAGGCAATGGCCCCACTGCCTTCGTTTAACTGTGCAGCATCTAACATGGTGTCTGACTCGCAGCGCAAAGCAGCCGATACCCGCACTCGCATTGCCAACTACTATGTTACCTCATCCGAATTACAGTTGCAAATGTATACTGGCGCGGATTGGTTTAATACATATGGACTACTACCGTCTATTGTAGAAATGGACTACGCAAATAACGAGCCTCGCATTCGTTTGCTTAATCCGTTTGGCACGTACCCGGAGATTGATCGTTTTGGTCGAGTCACATCGATAACCCAAGTCTTGCAAATGGATGCACAAAATCTTGCAATGCAGTACCCAGAGTATGCTGACCAAATTATGCTGCGCAATTCTATGCAAATTGGATCTCCATATCTTGAAGTAATTCGTTACCATGATGCAGAACAAGATGTTATGATGATTCCGCAACGTCAAAACTTAGTTCTTTCAAGGATACCAAACGTTCTTGGCAAGTGTATGGCACGAGTTGCCACAAGATTCTCTATCGACGGCGAAGCGCGTGGACAGTTTGATGATGTCCTTGCAGTACAGTTAGCGCGTGCACGATTTGCCATCCTTCAGATTCAAGCTGCCGAGAAAAGCATCCAAGCTCCAATCGCAATTCCACAGGACGTTCAGGAGTTGGCACTTGGGCCTGATTCTATTCTGCGTTCAGCAAATCCACAAGCGATCCGGCGCGTACCGCTTGAGTTGCCCAATGGTGTATTCACTGAATCCAGCTTGCTTGAGCGTGAACTTCGCGTTGGTGCTCGTTACCCAGAAGTACGATCTGGCAACATTGACGCCAGTGTTGTTACTGGTCGTGGTGTTCAAGCACTACAGGCTGGGTTTGATACGCAAATCAAGTCAGCACAAGCACAGTTTGCGCGTTTATTCATGGAACTCGTTGGTATCTGCTTTGAGTTAGATGAAAAAATTTATGGTTCACAGCAAAAGACTATTCGTGGTGTAGATGATGGTACGCCCTACGTATTAAAATACATTCCATCCCGCGACATCAAGGGCGATCATGCGGTTGATGTGCGCTATGGTATTATGTCTGGAATGGACCCCAACCGTGCGGTTATTGCGTTGCTGCAAATGCGTAGCGACAAATTGGTGTCCCGCGATTATGCGCGACGAGAATTGCCAATTGATATTAACGTTACCCAAGAAGAACAACGTATTGACATTGAAGAAATGCGCGATTCGTTGCGGGTGGCTATTGCCCAATATGCACAAGCAATCCCACAGATTGCTGCAGCAGGACAAGACCCAACACAAATTGTTCAACGTATTGCTTCTGTTATTACTGGCCGTCAAAAAGGTTTACAACTAGAAAACATTGTAGAGAAAGCTTTTGCCCCAGTAGAGCAACCAGCTCCTATAGCGCAAGAACAAATGATGGCACCCGAAGTTCCGCAAGGTCCACAAGGAATTACACAAGAGCCACAGCAACAAGGACGACCAGGAATAAGTCAATTACTAGCCGCCATCGGCGGAGCCTAGGAGGTGCAAAATGAATAAAGGTTCACGTGCAGCCGCTCCAGTAACGAAACCAGTAGAAGGTAAGAAGGATACCTCGAAGCCAAAAGGCGGAAAGGTTTACTTTGGTACTACCCCAGCAGGACGTCGAGGAAAGAAGTAAATTAACCATTGGCGTATCGGCTGACCAACCATCAGCCGGTACGTATTAACAGAGGAATTATGACAGCAGAACCAATGAATCCAGCAGCCGGAGTATCTGGCCCAGGTCGCTATGCTAAGCGTACCGACACGTTGCCTTCTGCGTATTATGGTGAAGGTACAGAGACACAAGAGATTAGCGGTGGAGCAGCAAAAGCAAAAACTCGTGGCGTTGCCGACAATGTAGGTGGTCGACCAAAGAATCCACCACAAGTAACTGGACTCTTTGCCCCAACAGAAAGACCCGATGAGCCAGTGACTACTGGTTCTCAATACGGTCCAGGACCAGGACCAGAAATCCTTGGAATTAATCGAGGACAAGAGTCACTATCACAAATTTTAGCACAGATGTTGCCGTATGACACCAATGGTGAGATAGCCTTACTATACGATCAAGCAGTATCTAGAGGATTTTAATGGCACAGAACCTTGATAAAGCTAATATTTATCAAGCTGCCAGACGAGCTAATCTTAACCCAGCGCAAACGCAGCAGATAAATTCATTAAGCGAAATGTATTCAACACATTCTCGTTTAACTGGTATGCCTGCAGCTGTAGCGCAACAGGAATACAGCCAACTATCACCTGAGCAACAAACATCAATGGCTGCATTCTTTGGAGAGGGAAAGAAAGATCCAGCAAAGCCGGAGCGTTCTCTTATTGAAAACGCTGCGTATATCATTAGCCGTCCTATTGTAGAACCAATCAAAGCTGTATTCAATGCAGCCAACTGGTTGAGTGACCAAACAACCAGACTATATCGTACTGGTGCTATATCAATTGCAGAGAATAAAAATCTTGCTGATGCTTGGAAGCGGTCCGGTGCAAGAGGTGAGCAGGTATTTAATCCTGACCGAATCGACAAAGCAATTAAATTATATGGTATGGATAGAGTGGCAGTTGCACAAAAAATTGCCTCCGGTATTCCACTTGACCAAATTATTGCTGAGGCTACAAACGAGAATCAAAAGCGTATTGCAGCAGATGGTGCACAGAATAAAGATGATTTGCTTACCGAAGCAATCGCTAAAGTAAATGCAGCCAAGTATTCCCCGGGTCGACAGATTGCTAACGCATTTTTGCCAGAAGACCTTGAGGGAGAGGGTCCTATTTATACCTGGTTATCAGGTACTGGCGATGCTGCATTTCGTATTGGATTAGATCCTACCCTTCTTTTAGGTAAAGCAGCTAAGGTATACCGAGGCGCGCAATATGCTCTGTCAAAAACTGCAGGTAGTGCAGAAAATGTAACACGAGCATTTGATACCAATACAGTTCGTGGTCGTAACATTACGCGATTTTGGGAAGAGTACACTAGACTTACTGATGAGTTAGTACAGGCAAGAAAAGCAAACGAACCAATGCGAATTGGTGAGATAACCGGGCAACTTCGTCGCCTCAATCCTGCCTTTATGAACAATAATGTTACTGAATCTTTAATTAAATATGCAGATGATAACTATAACGGCGTAATAAGCCTAACAACTGCAAAGAATTTTTTAACAGATGCCCAGAATATTGCACCACTTATGTATGGACAACCAGGATACTGGGTAAAATACATGCCACGTCTTAGCGAGTTTCGTAAGAAACGCCTAGATATGTACACTAGCGGGTCTAGAGTATTTGATCTTAATAAGGATAGCGCAGATTTTATGCGTAACGTTGCATTTGATGAGGCAGATCTTAATGGTTTAACTCCTGGTGAAGCTCTCACAAGAAGTCTTGTTGGAGATGGAACAGAGTCAGCTAAAGAAGCAGGACTCCGCACCGGCGAGCGCTTGAAAGATAAAGATAGAGCAAAGGCAATCTTTGAAAGCAGATGGTCATTAGGGGCAATTAGCCGTCGATTTGATAGATTGTCTGCTAAACTTGCCCGCGTTCCTATCCAACGCGATTTACAAAATCTTGAAAGCGACAAGTCTATCCGTGCGATAGGACAACTTGCTCGACCAATCTATGGTCGTTTCGGTGCTCGCATTATTGAAGACACATTCCGTGTTGCAGACCTGGGACAGCGTCGTTTAATTGCACAAGGATTAGCAGCTACAGTGCTGCGTGTTCGTGGTGCAGATGCTACTCCTGGTGGCAAAAAACTCATCGAAACTATTGGGAACCTGGGACGTGAAGGTATATATTCTAACCCAGTGTTCGACCCGGTAACTGGTCTGTACAAAATTCCATCACAGAACGCTGCTGGTGTTGACAGTGCGCTTTATCCGTATCAACTAGCCGACGGTATGAAGATGCCGACGCTTGATGAGATAGATAAGAACATTGGACGAGAAGGATTCCTTGGTAAAATATGGGGTCTTCAGTACAAGAAAGTATCGGATGACATCATTGATGGATGGACAACCGCCACCATTCTTGGTCCACGATTTCCTGTTCGTAACGCAATTGAAGACTTTATTGTAGGCTTTGCTAGCAGCGTATCGGCCCGAGGTTTTATACGAGGGCGTCGTGAAGCGACAAAAATTAGAACCGCTTCCCAAGAGCTAGAACTTGGAATGATTAACAATCTTGTGCGTAGTGGAAAATCTAAAGAGATTGCATCCGAGTTTAAAGCAGTAGACGATGGCACATATGTATTGGCCAACGGTACTATAGCAACAACTACGACAGAAAAAGAATTAGCAAAACGACAGATACTTGCTAAAGGTTTGTTGGATAACAAGTTCGACGACGCAACAAAAGGAAACTTTGGCAGTGATTACGATCGTTTTCTTTATGAGTTTGCAATGTATGGCAATCCTGAGAATTCACTTAATGAGGTTGCCGAGGGTGCCTATAACTTTGCGTTTGGTCAAAATGCTATAAGTCAAGTAAGCAGGCAAACCAGAAAAGGTGGCCGAGTTGTAGACTATACCTTTGATGGTGAGGCCTATCGTCGACAATACAAGTCCACTTTTATTCCTCAAGCCATCGACTCTGAGACTGCAGTTGCATGGGGATTCCAAATTAAAGCTAAGGCTACAGACCCATTGGCTTCTCTTGGTATTGTACTATTGAAGACTTATGGGAATAACCAGGTTGCTTTTATTAATCAACTATCTAAGATGATAGATGATTTACCTCAATTCCAAAAAATGAAAAAACAAATGGAGAGGTACCAAGACCTAACGTATACCTCAACAGACCATGCTGGTGCAATCTATAATGACCTGCGGGTTCTTTTTGGAAAACGCAATGGAGATATTAATTACGACCTATTGGATAAAATTGTTAAACCAGGCAAATCTGGACGCTTAGAAATAGATGTTAATGGTATATCAAAGATATCTGATTTGCCACAGGCATTAGATGATTTGCCACCGGCATTAACTTTGCCAAAGTTTGTTCCAGTATCTCAATCGGATAACTATATTTCTGATATGGTTCGTTGGGGTTGGGATAAAGCGGCAGCAGCTAACGCCAGGTTTTCACGAGATGGACTTGTGATAGATGCTTCCTTCCATATTCGTAGAGACTTGGAACCATTCCGTAAGCAACTAGAAGATTCCATGATAAAAGGTGGAATGCCCGCAAACTACGCTAAAGATGCGGCAACTCGACGTGTAGTGGAACTGTCTGAGAATCTTGCTGTTGAGCGTGTGTTATCGTTTGTCGATAACCCTGAAGTGCGTTCGTATCTAGCATGGAACACACGTAACCTTGCTCGGTTCTATCGCGCCACAGAAGATGCTTATCGACGCTTGTACCGCGTTACTCGTTATAGCCCAGAAGGATTACGTAAAGTAGCCTTGACGTATGAAGGAGTAACACATGCGGGATTCGTACAACGTGACGATCAGGGCGAACCATACTTTATCTATCCTGCAGTTGCTCCAGTATATAATGCGGTAAACAAAGCACTTAGTGTATTTGGATTGGGAGATAAGTTTGTATCTCCAATGCCGTTACAGTTTGGTGCATCTATTAAAATGCTTACGCCTTCGGCAGATCCAAACTCGTGGATTCCTACATTCAGCGGACCATTAGCAGCGGTTCCAATTAAAATTATTTATAAGTTAGCAGGAGCAGTCGAAGAGTCCGACATTCCTTTTGTTTCTAGAGCGGGTAAAGAAGTAGCATCAACGGAAAAGTATATCCTTGGTAAGTACTCTGAAAATACTGATCTTGTTAACGCTTTCTTGCCAGGACATATTAACAAAGCTTTAAACTTAATGGATAGGGACGAGAGAGATTCTCAATACGCATCAGCATTCCGTAAGGCGGTAACCTATCTAGAAGCAGCAGGAATGACACCTTCTATTGGTGCCACACCTGGTGAAGTACAGCAATATCAAGATAGATTAAAGGCCACCATCCACAGCGTTCTTGGCGTACGGTTTGCTTTAGGATTTTTTGTTCCTGCCAGCCCGGGTATCCAGCTTAAAAGTGATATGGCTGGTTGGGTTCGTGACAATCAACGTACTAACTTTAAACAAGTGTGGTTAGAACTTATCAATAGATATGCTGATAAGCCAGACCCGGTTGGGCGTGCTATGGCAGAATGGGTGCGTCTATTCCCAGACCAGGTACCGTTTACTGTCAGTGAGTCTGACCCACGAGTTATGGGTAGATTTAAGACTAGCGAAGAGGCATCCGCCTGGGTACAAAACAACCGTTCCCTTATTAAGAAATACCCAGAGGGATCTAGTTATTTAATTCCACAGACTGGTGAGTTTACCTTTGATGCCTATAAAACATTAAAGGCAGAAGGGTTCCGACAAAGCAAGCTTGTCGGTGATTTTATGCAGGAAGTATTTGTTTCTCGATCTCGTCAATACTATTTTGAACAACGAGATGTTTATGAAAGCTTGTTGGCTCGTGCCACAAGTGACGAGCAAAAGAAACAACTTAGAGAAAAATGGGGTTTATGGTCCACGGAATACCGAAACGCTAGACCGTTGCTTCAATTAGATCTTGCTGAGTCAGCATCAAATACTGTAAAGCGTAAGCAATCCTATGAGGACTTAAAACGTATGCTATCAGAAACTGACGTCAACACTCCAGCAGCAAATGTTTTACGCAAGATGGTAAAAATATATGATGAATACACATATAATACCAACGTTGTTTACAACTCTCGCAGTGAAGCAGATATAAATATTAGAAAAAGTTTAAAAGAAGCAGTCTTTATAGAACTGAAAGAGATTGCCTCTACAGATGCAAATGCAAGTTCGGCGTTCGACATTCTATTCGCTAATTTCTTGAGGGATTAATATGGCTGACTTTATAGAAATTGTTAATCAAACAGTATCTCCAGCATTAATTACTTCTGCATCCAAGGTCACACTAAACTATGATCGACCTTTTGCAACCCAACAGATTGGTGTTACAAAGACAACAGAAGACGAACTAAGGGCATCGTATAGATTGCTCAGCCCTGAACTAAAGAAATCAATTTCTGCAAAACTAAAAGCCTCAGGGTATAAGGTGTCAATTACTGACAAGTATGACCTTGCGGTAAGAGATGCCTGGGTAGATGCAAACAAGCGTTTTAGTGAAGAAGTCACCAATACCCTCAGGGCAGACCCCGATTTCTTTACTGACCAACCATTTACTATAGATGACTACTTGTCGCTTACATCACAAGGGATTCCCGGAACTGGTGGGAAAACAAAGAGTTACACCACAGTATATAGTGAAGAAAAAGCGTCGGCACTTGTAGATACCATATTCAAAGATCTTACTGGAATGCCGGCCTCAGAAGAAGACAAGATTAAATACTCTGCTATATTGAGAGAGAAGCAAGAGGAAAATCCGTCAACTTACAATGCCAAGACAGGTTATGCTGTTGAAGGAATGGGTGCAGCCGAATCTCAAAAGATGCTCATAGATGAGATTGCTGGAACCGACGAGGCCAAACGAATGAGAGCAATGAGCGGTTACCAGATTCTACTATCACAGTTGGGAGTTAAAGCATAATGGCTGAACGCCCCAAAGGTACTTATATAGCTAACGTGTTCAATCCCGGCATAGACAAAAATATGCCATTTGGATTTGTAGATGTTGTGTATACTAATGATGGCGAAGCCATTGGTTTTATGAAGGGCGGAAACTTCTACAATTTTGGAGAAGTTGCCGACGACGCCAAACCAAAGCGCCAAAGGGCTAGCACCGTAGGTGTTCCTACAATCAACGATCAAAGATCTGCTCAATCAGAACGCGATACACTTAGTTCTAAATTAAAGAATATGGATAACAAAGGTGTATCTAAAGACAGTCCTGAGTATACTAAAACGTACAATGATTATCTTTCTGCACAAAAAAGACTTGATAATATTAATTCAAAAATTGATGCTTACGTAAAGAAAAACAAAGAATATACTGATGACTGGAAAGCCACCAGAGAAAAACAAAAAGAAGGCGCGTATAAAGAAGTCCAAGATATTGTAACTCAAAAAGACGAAGTGGCAGCAGCAAAGAAAGCTGCTCAAACTGAAAAGAAAAGAAAGCAATTAGAGGCCGAGAAGGCTGATGCTGAGCGTCGTGGAGATACAGAAGGGGCGCGCAAGGCTCAAACAGATATTAACAATCTTCCTAAAACCACTACTCCAACAAAACCCACAACTCCCACTCCGGGCGCACCCGTGTCTCCCAGAGCACAAGAGTCTGGGGTTAATAAACCAGCAGCAAAAACTACCGAGACCAAAACAACAACTACTCCTAGCGCAACTCCCACACCAACTCCCACACCAACTCCCACCAAAAAGGGCGCTAAAGATAAGTTGCCCAAAAAGACGGAGTCTGACCGGGAACTAACAGCAGAACAGATTCTTAATAACTATCGATTTGTTGATGTTATTATTGAACAGGATCCTACACTCAAAAAAGCTTATTTAGATTTTGTCAAAAACAAAATTACTAAAGAGCGCTTTACTAATGTTGTTGTAACATCTGACTACGTAGCAAAGAATAGCCAGACCATTCGTCAACGTATTTATAACAAAAGTATATATAACGAACTGGGTCCGGAAGATCAAAAGTCTGGTAATAGCCAATACTCACAAGATGTTTTCAATATTAAGTCTACATTGAAAGATGAAGCACTTAATGCCGGTGCGGTTATTGACGATACTCAATTGGACATGATTGCTGATAGACTTTATATGGCCGGTCAAGATGACAATAAAGGGTCGCGCTTAGCAGCCATACGACCTTTCATTAAAGTTGGAGTATCTCCAGTTACAGGACAAGCAACTATTGGCGGAACTGGTGGCGCTAACTATCGAGAGCTTTTGCAGACTGCTTACCAAAATGGTATATCCGTATCTGAACTACCAAAGGTTCTTGGATACCAAGGGATGGACCAAGTTCTCCAGGCTATTAGTGCTGGCGAACCAGTTACTACGTTCCAACAAGGAATGCGCAACCATGTTTCTGCCGGTCAATCTGACTTTGTTAAAAATCAATTGGCTCAAGGGGTGGATCTTAGAACTGTGGCACAGCCTTATATTACCGCAGCGGCTGAAGTATTAGAGTTACAACCGGATGCTATTAAAGTCAACGATTCTACTATTCAAGCTGGGTTACAAAATGGTGGTATGAACATTTTTGATTACAAAAAGTTATTGAAGAAAGACAATCGTTGGCAGTATACAAAAAATGCTGAGCAGGATGTATCTAGTGCAACTATGAGAATCTTGCGCGACTTTGGATTTGAGGCATAAAGATGACCATAGATCCCAATCAACTATTGTTTGGACAAAAGCCTAAAAAGAAAAAACTTTCAAAGCCGGCGCCACAACAAGTATCTAGTCCGTATTACAGAACGCAAACTGGATCTGCAGGACTTTCTGGTTTGGATGCCGCAATAGCATTTGGAAACATGAGTCCAATTGAAAGAGCTAAGGCTCAGTTAGAAGCTCTTGAGGTTAGCGGTACAAAGAATTTGGCAGATGCCGCAGAAACAACAACAAGAGCTGCAAAAGGTATTGATAAAATTCAAGAACGCCAAATGGGAATGGAAGGTAAAGCACTTCCAATTACGGCAGGATTTGACGTAAATCTGCCATCAAATTTTTTTTCAAACGTACTACCAACCCCAACACCAACGCCGACACCAACCCCAACACCAACGCCGACACCAACTGGAGGGGCAGCACCTGGTGCAGCTAATACTGATTCTGTCGCTGCAGGTGCAGGAAATAAGGTATCTGCATTTGATAAATTAAAACAACGTCTTAATGCCAGAAACCTTGGATCATTATATGATGCGGTTGTTGGATTGGTTCAAGCAGATTTACCAGAGGATGAGTTTACTCTTCAATTACGAGCTACTCCTGCATACCGACAAAGATTCCAAGCCAATCAAACAAGAATTGATAATGGATTAACTCCTGTTGGTGAGGCTGCATACCTTGACATGGAAGATAGATTTCAAGAGGTTATGCGGAGACGTGGGTTGCCAGAGTCTTACTGGGCGCGTACTGGATTTGGAGAACAGAAAAATTTTGATGCGTTAATTGCTAACGATGTATCTGCTGATGAACTTGATTCTCGAATTAATGCAGCACAGATGGTAATAAATGCTAACCCCCAAGTAATGAAATCCCTGAAAAGTTACTATCCCGAAATCAAGGATGGGGACGTTCTTGGATATGTATTGAATCCTAAAGCTGGTTTAGTTGACATTGAGCGAAAGGTTCGTGGAGCACAAATTGGTGGTGCTGCATTAACAGCAGGTCTTGATGAACCAAGCGCTGCGCGCCTTAACGAACTTATTTCAGCCGGAACTTCGGAAACAGAAGCACGGCAAGGATTTGAAAACATTGCTAACATTTTACCAGAAACCAAAAAACTATCTCGAATATATGATAGTGGAGGATACACACAAGCAGAAGCAGAGGCTGAAGCCTTTGGTCTTGCGGGTGGTATAGAGTCTCAAAGAAGACGACGTAAACTGGCGTCTAGAGAAAGAGCATCCTTTGAGGGTCAAGCAGGCATAAGTAGAACGGCCCTCGAAAAAGGAAGCTCGGGAGCGTTTTAAGTTTCTTGTGGACCGACCGGCCCCACAAGCGCAAGAGTCCGGTAGATAGAGCCGTACCACTACCCCAGGTGAATACGTGGCTATCGCAAACAACTATAGAATGGGAGAGGACTAATTATGTCCAATCAATGGGATGACGATGACGATGATGACTACACAACCCCAGAGGTGAATAGTGATCTAGTCAAACAACTCCGTAAGGCTAACAAGCAAAAGGAAAAAGAACTTGCTGAACTGAAATCTCAGTTTGAAGGACTTTCCAAGGCACAACGTGAGAGAGCAATTAAAGACGCTCTTGCTGCCAAAGGAGTAAATGCAAAGATTGCGGCTTTTATCCCAGGAGATATTGAGCCATCTGAAGATGCAATCTCCAAATGGCTGACAGAATATTCCGATGTATTCGGTTTTGAGTCAGCTCCGCAAACAACCCCGAATGTCGACCCAAAGGTCGCTCAAGAATACAGCAAAATGACGCAGGCCACAAGCCAAGGGATTACGCCAGACAGGCACGAAGATATCCACCGTCGTCTTATGAATGCTAACTCTAGGGAAGAGTTGGATCAAATTATTCGGGAATCTGGACTATAACCCAACTAAGAAAGGCACAAGCTAATGGCAATACCTGGTGGTTCATTAACCTCTTCCAGTACCATCAGTGCGCTCGTAACCACAGCATACGATCAGTATGTAAGAATGGCGCTTCGCTCCATTCCTGTTATGCGTGCGCTCGCTGATGTAAAGCCCGTACAACAAGCAATGCCTGGTTCTTCGGTAGTCTTCTCAATCTACTCAGATTTGGCACAGGCCACTTCAACATTGAGCGAGTCTACGGATGTGAACAGCATCGCTCTCGGTAACCCATCACAGGTTACTGTAACTCTCAGTGAGTATGGCTCTGCAGTCACTACGACTAAGAAGCTTAACCTCACTTCGTTTAATGATGTTGATGCAGCACTCGCTGACATCATCGCATACAACGCAGCAGACAGCATCGACAATGTTGTCGGACAGGTCCTCTCTGCGGGAACCAACGTCATCTACGCAACCGGTGGAGCTACCGACCCATCGTCCTCAGCAACTGTTGAGCCAACCGATGTTATCACCGTAGCTGATATCCGCAACGCTGTTGTATCACTTCGTACCAACAAGGCATTGCCTCGTATGGGCGAACTCTACGCTGCATACCTCCACCCACGTCAATCAGCGGATCTCCGCTCTGAGACTGGTACTGGTGGATTCCAAGACCTCACCAAGTTCGTCGAGCGCACCCCGTTCGTCACTGGTGCAGTTGGAGCAATTGAAGGCGCATACATCGTTGAGACCGCACGTGTTCTTAACGGTATGCCTCTGGCATCCGGAATCACTACAACTGTTTCCGTAACCAACAAGGCTCTTACCTCAAACGTTGCAACCCTCACCACATCCGTAGCACACGGTCTTGGTGTCGGACAGGTCATTACCGTATCCGGTGTTGACGCTACCTTCAACGGTACCTTTACCCTTACTGCGGTTACTTCCGATACGCTTTCTTATGCAAAGACTGCGTCTAACGTTGCGTCTGCTGCAGCAACCGGTACTGTTACCTTCACCAACAACTACCGCGCAATTATTGCCGGTCGTGAAGCACTTGCTGAGGCTCTTGCTCAGGACATCTCTACCGTTATCGGTCCAGAAATCGACGCACTTCGTCGTTTCCGCACCATCGGTTGGTATATGTTCGGTGGCTGGAACCGTCTCCGCGAATCAGCACTCTATCGTATTGAGTCTGCCGCTTCAAACGGTTAATTACCGAATTGGAAGGGTGGGGTGTCATGCCCCACCCAACCACAAGAAAGGAAGAAATGCCATACATTCTTAACGGACCTTGGCGTAACGAAACGTGGGAATCACGTGGAAAGTTTGACCCATACTCACGTTTGTCAGGTCGTCGATTTAATGGTGGCACATCTGATGGCAACATACCAGTATCAATGACTGACATCCCAAGGGGCATAGCACTTCTTGTTACTGGGACTTCTGTTGTAGCCAATCAGTATCCATCGCAAGATGACTTAGCAAATGCCGACTACTACTTCCTTGGTGGTCATGTGTACACAGTTTCAGATACCCAAGCAGCAGTACTTACAGCAGCGGGGTATGGCGATTATTTAACTCTAGTGGCATAATGAAACGTAATTCAAATTGCAAGACAAGTTGTCCAACGCAAGATCACACCAACGAGGCAGATTGTTGGAAAGAAAATATGCCTATGTTTGTTGGTGTAAGCCCAAGCAAACATGGTTGGGACCAGACAAAAGTAAAAAAAGATGAAAGAGAATTATCTTCTTATTATTCGGCAGTTCGTCAAGGTATTGAGCCTCGCTCTACAAAACAAAAAGATATAGACGCAGCCGTAAAATTGTCTAATGAAACCGGAATGGCATTTGACGGCACCACTCTAAAGTTTAAACAATAACAACTACGGAGAAAGGAAAACCAATGGCAGAACAAGATTTTGTTCTAATGACGGAACCATTAAATCCAATGCTTGCTATGGCACAAGAAGCCCATAAGCTATTGGAATCTTATATGGCTGCTGGCTTCACCCGCAAGGAAGCGTTTGACCTAACGGCAAGTCAGTTGCCCGAATGGGGATTCCCTGGTCAAACAATTATTGAAGAAGGAATTACTGATGATGATGAAGATGATTATGAACTAGACGAAGAAGAAGATGGTGAAGATATAGAAGAAGGATACTAATGTCTTCAGGTAAATACACTAGGCCAAAGAAATTTAATGCAATGCAAATTAAAAATGGTTTAGTTGTACGTTTTGACAAGAGTGGTCGACTAAAAGAGGTGTTAGGTAAGTATGGCGAATACGGCAAAGAAAAAAGATTCTAGACTTGCTAGGGCTGGGGTTTCTGGTTACAATAAACCTAAACGTACACCCGATCACCCAAAGAAGTCTCACATTGTTGTTGCTAAATCTGGCGGACAGGTAAGGACTATCCGTTTTGGTGAGCAAGGTGCCAAGACTGCTGGTGCACCAAAGGCTGGCGAAGGAAATAAAATGAAAAAGAAACGTGCATCTTTTAAAGCACGCCATTCTAAAAATATAGCAAAGGGTCCAATGTCTGCTGCATATTGGGCAAACAAGGTGAAATGGTGAAAAAGAAATCTAAATCAAAAGTCAACCAGGCCGGTAACTACACTAAACCAGGTATGCGTAAAGCCTTGTTTAATAAAATTAAAGCAGGCTCTAAAGGTGGCGACCCTGGAGAATGGTCTGCTCGCAAAGCACAGCTTCTTGCTGCTGAATATAAAAAGGCAGGCGGAGGCTATAAGTAATGGCGCTAGCAAAATCGCAACAGTCTTTGAAAAATTGGGGTAATCAAAAATGGCGCACCTCCGATGGCAAACCATCTAAAGGTAAAAAACGCTATTTACCCGACGCTGCATGGAATGCTTTATCTCCAGCAGAAAAGGCTGCTACTAACAAAACAAAGGCTAAAGGTAATAAAAAGGGCAAGCAGTTTGTAGCCCAACCAAAAAAGATTGCCAAGAAGACTGCTCGCTTTAGATAATTTGAAAGGGTAAAAAATGCCTACATATGGTGTAGCTGGTTCAACTTATGTGGACGAACTTAATCGTCTTGCCAACGGTGGCGCTTCATACCCTGCTCGGATTAACTACTTAGATGCCGCATCAGCAGCACGGGCTTGGGCTGCGGCCAGAGCGGTAACCCTGCAAGTAACAGATACTGTCGGAGTCATTAATGAGATTGCTGGACTCACTCGCAATAATTGGTTAGACCTTGCCGGAGTATGTAACTACATTGCGGGAACTTCTAAGTTAGATCCGGCGGCAGCGCTACGAGAGGTGGCTTCGTGAGTATTCAACTTACAGATATAATTAATGAAGTAACTTTAAATCTTGCTGGTTATACTTATCAACAAGATAGAACCACCTATATAACTTCTGCCGTATCTTCCACTACACAGACCAGTTTGAGTCTTGGCTCAACTGAAAACATTGGTAAAGGTATTATAGAAATTAATGATGAGTTACTATGGATAGATACTTTTGACCGTGTGGCTAACACTGCAACAGTTGCTCCATATGGACGTGGTTATTTGGGTACCACTGCAGCAATCCATACCGAAAATAGTAAAGTAACAATTGCTCCTACCTTTCCTAGATTTTCTGTTAAACGCGCAATAAACGATACCATTAGAGCATTGGGTGCGTCTATCTTTGCAGCAAAAGTGACTACATTTACCTTTAGTGGTGCACAAAATACATATGACTTTGATGGTTTAGAAATTCAAAACATTCTTGATATGTCTTATGAAAGTATTGGTGCTTCTAGGGAATGGATACCAATACGCAGGTGGAGATTTGATTCGGTAGCAGACGCAACCACCTGGGGTGCAACCGCACAGACAGTTAGTATTTATGATCATGTTACATCTGGTAGAACGGTTAAGGTTGTATACGCTACAGACCCGACTGAATTTACGGCAGACAATCAAGTATTCACAACACAAACCGGACTACCAGCGTCCTGCAAAGATGTGGTAGTTCTTGGGGCATCTTATCGTTTGCTAACCTATCTAGACCCAGCACGTTCAGCGCAACAATCTCCACAGGCTGATGAGACAGACAGCAAACGTCCTTATGGTGCATCTCAAACTGCAACAAGACAATTGTTTACTTTGTATACACAACGTTTACAAGAAGAAATACTACGCCAACAAAACTATTATCCAGTTAGAGTCCACTACTCTCGATAGGTGCATAAATGACAGTACGTAAATATTCATCCCGTTCTCAACAAACAACTCTAGCATCCAGCCTTTCTGCGGGTGCAACAACCATGTTAGTTGGTTCTGGTGCAGCTTTAATGGGTGGAAAAACACCGTTATCATCTGAAACATATACAGTTGTTATTGACCCAGATACTGCACTTGAAGAAATTGTAGATGTAAGTAATTACTCAACTGGTAATACCCTTGCTATTACTCGCGCTAGAGATGGCTCCTCTGATGTGGCTCACTCTGCCGGTGCGGTAGTACGACATATGGTTATTGGCCGAGATTTACAAGAAGCTAACAACCATTCAGTTGCACCTACTGGTGTTCATGGAATTACAGGAGCTGTTGTTGGTACAACCGACGCTCAGACCTTGAGTGGTAAAACACTAACCACTCCAACTATTGCCTCTTTCACAAATGCAACCCACGACCATAGCAATGCTGCTGGTGGCGGCACTCTTGGTTCTGGTGTCATTACCAGCACAATGATCGCTAATGACACAATTGTTAATGCTGATATTAACTCATCTGCCCAGATTGCTTACAGTAAATTAAATCTTACCAACTCCGTTGTTAATGCTGACATCAACGCTTCGGCTGCCATTGCTCTCAGCAAGTTAGCAACTGACCCACTAGCCCGCGCCAACCATACAGGTACTCAGTTGGCTAGCACTATCTCTGACTTTGACACACAGGTAAGAACAAACAGACTAGACCAAATGGCAGCACCCATTGCCAACGTAGCCCTTAATAGCCAGAAGATTACCGGTTTGGCTACGCCAACAGTCAGCACCGATGCAGCAACTAAGGATTATGTAGACACGCAGGTAACCAACCTGGTGGATGCTGCTCCTGGAGCACTTGATACTCTCAACGAGTTGGCTGCTGCCCTTGGCGATGATGCTAATTTCTCAACTACAATAACCAACTCTTTGGCTACTAAGTTAAGCCTATCTGGTGGCACCATGACCGGTGCCATCGCAATGGGAACTAGCAAGATTACTGGACTAGGAACCCCAACTGTTTCAACTGATGCTGCCACCAAAGCATATGTAGATGGCGTTGCAATTGCTCCTAGCAACCTTACAGGTCCTATCACATCGGTGGGTTCTGCTACTGCTATTGCTGCTCAGACTGGTACAGGTACCACCTTTGTGATGCAAGCCAGCCCAACGCTTACTACTCCAACATTGGGTGTGGCTACTGCTACCAGCATCAATGGCACATCTATCCCATCTAGCAAGACCCTAGTTGCTACCGACTCTACTCAGTATGTAGTACCTAGCCAAACAGGAAATGCCGGTAAGTTCTTAACTACTGACGGCACTGCATCTTCCTGGGATTCTGCAGTTACTCCAACAGGCAGCCAGACCCTAACCAATAAAACTTTAACCTCACCGGTCTTGGGCGGAACAACTACAACTGCTTCAGGCAATTTAGTAGTAGAGCCTGCTACATTTATTCTTGAAGTAAAAGGTGGCGGTGCAACCGTTGGGCAAATTCAACTTAACTGTCCTGTAAACAGTCATGGGCAGAAGATTGCTTCTCAGCCCCACGCTCAGGAAGCATCAAACACCTTGACTTTGCCAGGTGGCAATACAATTGGTAATAATGATGCCATCCTTGTTTCTGATACCGGAACACAAACGCTTACCAATAAGACCATTAATGGTTCTAGCAATACTATTACAAATGTTTCCTTAACATCTGGCGTAACTGGAACACTACCAATTGCTAATGGTGGTACTGGTCAGACAACAGCGTCTAATGCAATCAACGCTCTTGTTCCTAGCCAGGCTTCTAATAGTGGTAAGTATCTTACAACCGATGGTTCTGCAGTTTCTTGGGGAACCGTAGATGCACTACCAAACCAGGCTGGAAACTCAGGCAAGTATCTCACTACGAACGGAACTTCTGCTTCGTGGGCTTCAATCACAACCGACCCAACACCAACCGTATTTCTCTTGATGGGAGCATAATAAATGCCAGTAGCATATAAAATCCTAGGTCGCAAGGCTGCAGCAGCCACGACAGAGGAAACGCTTTATACAGTACCCGCGGCAACGCAAACAATTGTTTCTACAATTGTTGTAGCAAACATTTCTTCTTCTGCCCGTACATACCGTATTGCAGTAAAGCAAGGAACTGGAACTTCAATAGCAAACGAACACTACCTTGCCTACGATGTAGCAATTGCAGCAAATGACTCAACGGCGCTTACGCTAGGTATTACGCTAGATGCAAACAACACCATCAGCGTGTATGCCTCGGCAGCATCTTCGTTGACCTTCACCGCATTCGGCTCGGAACTATCGTAATATGTCAACCAGTAGGCTATCTACTCTCTCATTAAAGAATGGACTGCCTAAGTCCAATAACATTTGGGATGGCATTACCGGATTCTTTGAGTCTATTGCTACTATTACTGTAACTTCAAATCAGTCCAATGTTGATTTCTTAAACATACCATCAACATATACTCATTTGCAGATACGGGGAATATCCCGCAGTAATTACTCAACGGGAAACTATGTCTCTACTGGTATTAGATTTAACTCTGATGCTAGTAGTCTTTATGCAGCACACTATCTTATAGGTAACGGAGCAAGTGCCAGTGTGTATGGGTGGCAAAATGAAAATAGAATTTATGGCTCTTTTTCTCCATCAGCAAATGCTATATCAAGTAATTTTTCACCATTTATTATAGATATATTAGATTATGCAAATACAAATAAATTCAAAACAACACGAACACTCAATGGCTATGACAATAACAATACTGGTTCTACGGATTTTAACAAAGGAATAGTTGGAATATCATCTGGTTTATGGCGTAGCACTAACGCTATTACAAGCGTAAGATTGTTACCACCAGATTCTTACTACTGGGTTCCATATACTACTTTTGCACTCTACGGGATTAGGAGTTTCTAGTGCCAGCCACTTATGATAAGATTGCAAGCAATACTTTAAGTACCGCTCAATCAACAGTTACTTTTTATAGCATAAGTGGGAGTTATACTGATTTAGTGTGTATTGTAAATGGCAGAACTACTGCTGATGGAATATATGTAAACTTAAGATTGAATAATGATACTAGTAATACGCTATCTGCTACACGTTTAACAGGTAGCGGTTCTGCTGCTGCATCAAGCCGTGTTTTTAATAGCAATCTTTTAACCCTTACACCTAATGCGGCGTGGGATAGTGTAAGTCCTTGTTCAACAATTATTAACATACAAAACTACAGCAACACAACAACTCATAAAAGTATATTAGTAAGAAGCAATGTTGAACGTGGAGCATACGGAGAGGTGTCTGCAATAGTAGGAAGGTGGGCATCTACTGCAGCAGTAGATAGGGTAGATTTTATTACTGGAAGTTCTACATTTTTAGCCGGTACAACTTTTACTATTTACGGAATTAAGGCGGCATAATGGCAGCAATACATCCTATATCCACCATTACTGTTGGTTCAGGCATGAGTGCGGCTCTTGATTTTAATCCTATTCCATCTACCTATACTGATTTACTTATTGTTCTTTCAACAAGAGATGGTAGCACTACTGCTGGCTTTAATAGCCCAACCATTAAATTTAACAATTCCTCAGCAAATTATAATTTTAAGTATTTAGGTTTTGCTGCCGGTGGAGAAGTTTCTTACAATTATTCAATTTTTGGAATTAATATTTTAGGGTATCAACCCGGTAGTGGTTCACTTGCCAATTGTTTTATGAATACTTCTATATATATTCCAAATTATACTAGCAGTAATTATAAATCTATTTTTATTGATAATGTTTATTCATTAAATGCTACGGCAACTAATGTTTACTGGGGATGTTCTGCTGGATTATGGTCGCAAACGGCAGCAATAAATCAATTTACAATTTCTGCTGGTTCTTTTGCTCAACACTCAACCGCAACGCTTTACGGAATCAAGTAGGGAGAATCATGGGAGTACGTAAACTTTCTACTGCATCTATTAAAAGCAACAACAAGTCAACTAAGTTCTGGGATGGCAATGTTGGCACCTTTGAGTCTATTGCTACATTTTATTTAACATCACCAGCCGGTTCTGTAACATTTTCTAGTATACCAACCGCATATAAACATTTACAAATTAGAATTATTAGTGAAAATATTGGTGGTTCTAACTATAATTTTATGAGATTTAATTCAGATACTGCCAGTAATTATTATAATCACTTTACTTTTTCAGTTGGTTCTTCTACACCTTCAGGTTCTTATCTCAATTCTTCTTCTCTATATACTGGCCAAAGTTTTGCTGGTGATAATACATATTGGGGTGTTTCAATTACAGATATACTTGATTATAACGACACTAATAAATACAAAACAATTAAAACCGTTAGTGGCGAATCACAAAATGGAAGTGGACTTGTTTTGATAATTTCCGGTTATTGGTCCAACACCAACGCAATTACATCCATTGAGTTTAAGCCTCAATTGGGCGGAAATTTTAGAACAAATTCAAGATTTGCTTTATACGGAATTAGGGGTGTTTAATGCCAGCAACTTATGAATTAATACAAACAACAACTACAACAACAAGTTCTGCTGGAATTACTTTTGATAACATAAGTTCTAATTTTACTGATTTAAGAATAATAATAACTCCAATTTCTGTTGTTGCTAGCAATTATTTTTATTTAAGATTTAATAATGACGCTTTTAGTAATTATTCTTTTAATGAA